ACGCTTTCTTCGACAGACTAACAACAGATTATGCAGGAGTTATAAAAGAGAAGATATACATAGAAAAACAATACACAGAAGAGGAATATCAGAAGTTTAAAGAAATAGGGATGAACCACATTAGATACGATAGTTACAACTACTATATTTCCTATTACTACAGCACAATAAACGAGAACCCAGCTTACAGGTTTAGTATGAATAGGGTACAGAGAAAGTTTAGAAGGCTGCAACAATTTTTAGGAACAAAGAAAACAGAGCTTCACAGATATATCCAAAAGCTGACAACAGATCTAAGAGACGAGATATACTTAATAGATGACATTGTGCTTACTAGGTTTAACTATGATGACCGTATGGGTTCAGCAGAGATTCAACTAGAAGTAACTTTAAGTCAGATGATTAATGAGGTCTTGCTTTTAAATGTGGTAATTAATAGAAACTAAAAGAATAACGAAATAAAGATGGCATTAGATTTTTTAAAGTATCAGAAAATTGCAGAGAACGGGAGAGAATTCCTTAGAACAGATATTTGGGAGTTTTCTTTTGTTGATAGACCTACCGGGGTTTACATGCCGCCAGATGAGAACCTTTTGATTAGATGTACTGACTTCAATGTGTCAATAGATAACTCAATAGATAGAATGGAAGCTCAAATTAGAGGATTCACTATCTACCAGCCAGTTACTTCTAATAAGGCAGATGGTTCGTTTTCCATGAGATTTATAGATAGAGAAGATATGTCAATTCAGTATATGTTCAACGACTGGGCTGACAAAATCATGGAGAAAGAAACTAAGAAGACTGGAAGAAAACTAGACTTAACTTGTACAGTAATGCTTAAACAGTATAACACTCACAGACAAGTTATCAAGACCCTAGTATTCTATAACGCCTTCCCGACAACTGCTTCAGAAATGGGGGAATCTAGTTTTGGACAGGATGCAACAACAAACGGTGGAGAGTATGACATAGAATTCCAGTTCGAGTACTATGAAAGACAAAGAAATAGTGTTCCAATTACAGACGGGACAGCATCATAATTAGAATTTAAGAGTTAATACAGAGGGTACTTGATTGGGTGAGAGCTTAGTTGAGTGCCCTTTTATTTTTCAAAGCACAACAAATCATGTATATAAGCAATCAAGAACTACCCAGCAAAGGATTATTTTCAAGGGAAGGTGGGACCAATATAGAAATTAAACCACTAACCTTCAAACAACTGCTGGATTATATAGAAAACGTGGAGATAAACCCAATAGCTAAACTCAGAAAAGACCTTAATCTATTAGCCAGTACAGGAGTAGATTTATATAAGGTGAGTTTGCTGGATATGGACTACTTAATCTTCATGCTAAAATCAATAACGATCTCAGATGACATAAAGTTTAATTCAAGTACTAAGTGTTATAGCTGTGATCAAATAACTCAATTCTCATTTAACTTATCTCAGATTCACTTTAAGGATTTTGATACAGAAGAAAATAGAATCCCAAGCAAGATCAATATAGGAGGAGAGATGAGAAAGATTAGAGTTCCTTCGATAGGTGAATTTTTGTCAGTGTTAGATACGATATATAAATTCAACCCAGAAGTAAAACTCGCACAGATTAAATTATACAGCCTTTTTGATGAATGGTTTGTGGATCCTACTAGAGTTCAGAATATGGTAGATAATGCAAACAGAGAGAGTGCTGCTAACTTAATATATTTGGATGATAAGTGTTTTGGTAGAATAGAACCGGTAGAGTGTAAGTGTGTAAATTGTGGTCAAGTACAGTTAACGAATATAGACGTACTAACTATAACTGAAAACTTCTTTACCGACTTTCTCAGGCACTTCCGACCTAATGAATCTCAAGTACTTTTTGAATAAGATAGCCAGGTACGATAACATAGAGGACTACCTTTATTCTACCTGTGTTAAATTCTACGAGGACTATAAGAAGAGATTAAAAGAATCGGATGGGGTGGATTTAAGTTACCCTCAATTCAAGATTAATATGTGATAAAATACTATGCTTAAAGGATTATTTGGAAAAGGAGCTCTTAAGGGATTTGGAAACTGGATTAAGAGCGCTCTCCCTAATGTCATTAAAGATACACTCATAGAAAGGGCTTTAGGTTCCCTCTTTGGCGGTGGAGGTGACTCAGGTGGAGGTGGTGGAGCAGAGATGCAAGCTACGATACAAGCAGGACCAGCCCAAGACCCTTCAGTTATGCGAAAAAGGTTAAGAGAAGTAAACGCTCAATACCTAAACACAAAGTCAGAGAGGGATAGAGAACTTAGAAAGCTAAACCTCGTTGAGACTAAGATAATGGCTAACAAACACACTAATGAGCCTTTTCCTAATGACAGTGATAGTTCTAATAGTGATAGTAATGTAGCTGAAATAGATATAAACCATGTAAATCCTCCATCAAACTCTCAAAGTAAAACAGGTTATGAGGATCAGCTAAATGACGTAACAAACCTAAGTAATGCAGTAGGAGAACTAAATGCAGCTAAGAATCAACAAAAAGCATATAATGATCCTGATGCAAATGGAGCTAGGATAAGTAAGCTGGAATCTAAGGTTGATAAGTTAGACCAAGAATACAGATCCAAATACTTACTTAATAGAGGAGATAAACTTAAGAGTGCAGCAGCTGATATGATACCTGGAGTTAAACTTGGGTACAATGATGAAGCTACAGTCAGAGGGTTTAAGGTCATGAACAAAGAACTCGAACTCCTAAGAATCAAACAAGCTGAGACTATAGTAAACATGCAGGCTGCTCTTCAAAATCAAGGGTATGCTGGTGGTGCAGGTCGAGGGGGTTCTGGAGGAGGTGGAGGCGGAGGTGGCTTCTTATCTGGTATCATGGGTTCTATAGTGTCCGGTTTAATGATGGAAGGAGCTATGACTCTAGGGGGAAAACTCTTGGAGAAAGCTGGTGTAACTGGATGGGCTAAGAATCAATGGACAAAACTTAAAAATGCTACAGGTCTCAATAAACTCATAGGTAAAGGAACTAAAGAGGCTGCTGAAGAATTAGGGGAAGAAGGAGCTAAGACAGTTGCTAAAGGTACAGCTAAGGGTATGACTTCTGTTGCAGCTAAAGGAACCGCTGAGGCTGTAGAACAATCCGTAAAACAAGCCGCTAAAGGAGTAGGGAGAACAGGAGCAAGAGAGGCAGCAGAGAGAGCCATTCAAAGTGGAGTTAAAACAGCTGTAGGTAGAAAGGTAGCAGGAAGAGTTACTAAAGAAGTTGCAGAAGAAGCTGTTGAGATTGCAGGTAAGAAAGTGGCTCAAGCAGGACTAAGATCAGCTGGTACTAAGATTATAGGAAAGATTGGTCAAAAGTTAGGTCTTGGAGTACTAGGTAGAATCGCTAAGAAGATTGCAGTAAAGGCTGGACAAAAGTTAGCAGTAATGGCAACAGGTCCAGTAGGTCTAGCGATTAACGTAGGTATGCTTGCTTATGATTTATGGTCTATAGGTTCAGGGATTATTGATATTGAGATGATTATAGCTAGGTTCAAAGGTAATAAAATGGACAAGAGGTTATGGGCATCCCTAGTTAACAAGAACCTTACACCTGAATTAGTTAAAGAAAAAGAGTGGGGACCTGACGAACTTACTTTGATTAGAGAGCTTCCAGATGTTATAAAAGAAGTCGATAAGAAAGAAGGGTATATGTTTATTATGTATATTGGGGTAGATGAGATTAAGGAGCTTACCAAACCAATAGACATGACAGCCCTTGACGAGATAGACGACCAAATTAAAGCACATGAAGGAGGTGGAGATACGAGAGGATTCTTTACTAAGGTTGCTGATTTTGGAGTTAGATTATTTGCACCGGGAGAAATTACAGAGTCTCAACAGATAATGAATCATAGAAAGGCTCAAGCTCAAGGATTTAGTTCTACTTACTCTTCTGGATATAACCCTAACGCTCAACCACAAGGGGGATATTATGATGGTTCTTTTGGAGGGTTTAGTAATGTGACTGGTAATTTATTGTTTCCGGGATCTGGTGGGAATTATTCTTCTATACCAATTTCAAACGGAGATGGATACCAAGCTAACCGAAATACAATCTTAGCAGCCTCTCAAGCAGTAGGAGTGGACCCGGGACTTATGATGAGATTGGCAGCTTCAGAGTCAGGATTTAAGCCATCAGTAAAACACGCTAAAGCTACAGCTGCAGGTTTATTCCAGTTCATCGATGCTACATGGAGGGCTCAGCTTAAGAAGTATGGACCTAAATTCGGAATACCACCTAATGCTCACCAGTCAGATGCTAGGGCTAATGCTTTGATAGGTGCTCAGTTCGTAAAGGATAACCTAGAGAGAAGAAGTGCTAGAGAGGGATTACCACCTTCTGCAGCTATGGCTTACTTAGATCACTGGTTAGGGGAAGCTGGAGCTAATCGATTCTTCTCTAAACTTAAGACTTCACCGGGAGAGATTGTAACTAATGGTGCTCTTGTTGGAAATGAATTCACCTTAAACCAAGCACTAGCAAGAGAAGGAGGTAAAGGTAGAATTTTGTCTGTAGCTGAAACTTACCAAAACTTAGACCGAATATTAGATAAGAAAGGCAGAGATTTTGGAGTAGTAGAACCTCTTGGTGGGGGTGGTGGATTTGCTGGAATAGCTGGCATACCTAGTCCTACTAACTTTATTCAGACAGCTCTTAATTCAGCGGGGCAACAATCACAACCTCAAATGGATAAGAGTGCTCACAAAGGATTTATAACAAAAGCAGTTCAAGATATAGCTAATGTAGGAAACTTGGCGGCACAAAGAGCAGCTTCTGGAGGTAAATCTAAAGGAGTATCACCAAGCTTAACGGGTGGGAATAATATGATCGCTTCTACTACGACTAATGTAAATAAAACAACCGAAATCAACACTACCGTTAAACAGCAAGACAAGAATAATAAGAGTCTACAAAAAGGTCAGAGAGCAAATAAAACAGCTACTGCCTAAAAATAAACTAAATGCAAAAACTATTAATAATTATCCTCATTTCTATGTCAAGTATTTTAAACAAACTAGCCGCTTCTGATGCTTCAATCAAGAGAATGCAACAGGCAGCCCTTTCAAGTGAACCGGTAGAGTCTGCTGATTGGGAACAGGTTAGAGCTGAAGGAGACCAGGAGTTAGCTGATGCAGAATATAAATCTACACACCCTGAGGACTCTTTTGGTGCACCTATTGACGCTCATAAAACTTTCTGGGGACAAATGAGAGTTACTAGAGCGAAGATAGCTGCAATGTATATAGAATGGGATACAACAAATAAAGGGGCGTGGAAGAAATTGAAGTCGTTATATAAGATGTACGATAAAGCTACTTCAGTTAAATCCTCAGACCCCTTCCTACTAAAAATTGTCAAGTACCTATACGCTATTCCAATTGTAGGGACTGAGATTCTTATGTTTGGGGCTGAGAAACTTTGGGATATGGCTAAGACTGGAGTTAGTGAAGGTTTTGGTTTACTTAAAGGAGCGTATGAGGAGCTTTCAGGATTTCTTACCACAGCTAAAACAGTTCATGAAGTTAGAGAGAAGAAAGCATTAGTAGGAGAAGCGATGTCAGATCTGGATAAACTAAAAATACCACAAGCACCTGACCCTATTGTACCTGGAGAATTAGGATTAGCTAAGCAGGTTAAAGTAGAGCAGAAAGCAGATCCAGAAGCTGAGGCATTAGAGAAGAGATTTAAGGAATTAGAAAAAGAAAAGGGATTAAACGAAAAGAGTAAGAAACAATATAGAACTACGCAGGAGCAGAAACTAGCAGAGGAAACGGATGAGACTTATGAAACAATCTACAAAAACCTCATGAAAGTAAGAAATGCAGACTGGAAGAAAAGTATCTCAAGTATAGGAGCAGATGAAGCCAGATATTCAGATGTGGAGACTTTAAAGAATCTTCCGGGAGTTGTACAAGACTTACCTAAAGAAGAGGCTATGAAGATCATTAAGAAGTATCCAATGGCTTTCTATAGTACTTTCAATACTAACTACAACCTTACCGATAAAAAGATGAAAGTTACGGTTAAGAAGTTAGATGAATGGAAGGAGAAAGATTTAAAGGATCCAATTCTAAGGGCAGCTATGAGACAAACAACTAGACACGAAATACTCTCTAAGATGGACTTTGGGGTACAACCTACTCTAAATCCTATGCAAGCTCAGATAGGTATAGATAATGTTCAGTTTTCTCAAGGTGCTGCTGTAGATATAAATTCACCAGGTTTTCAAAAGAGTATAGTCGGAGGTGCTAGGATAGATGGATTACAGCCTGATTTATTGAATTTCCACAAAGAACTGTTATCCTACGTACCTGAGGCTAAGATTACTTCTGCTTATAGACCGGGTTCAATTACTAAGGGAGGTAAGCTTTCTAGACACGGTTCAGGAGAGGCGATAGACTATGGGGTAAACTCAAATTCAGATACAGGAGTTAAGGAGTTTTTATATTCTTCACAAGGACAGTCACTGCTAAGAAAATACGGACTAAACTTTATTGATGAAACTATTCCTGCTGTTAATCAAGCTACCGTTAAAAGTGCTTCTGGGGCTTATCACGTAGGTAAAGATAGTTCAGCTGCAAACAATAGATTAAACTACATCAACCTTGACCCTAGATTTGGACCTAAGAAACCTGTAGCTATATCTAGAAACTATGCACCACAGACTTATCAGCCACCTATGCAGCAAGGACAGTATATACCAATTAATACAGTTACTCAAACCAATTCTTTTAAGACGCAAACAAGTTATAGATAATTATGGCAGATGTATATAATCCGGGAAAGAGAGTTAATAGCCGGGTAGGAGAAAGAACGATGATTAAGGGGAAGGTTACCTGGTTCTGGGACTCCCTTATGAATCAAGACCACCTCACCGTAAGGATAGCTAAGCACCAAGACGTGATGGGGAATAAGCCTAACCCACTATTAACTCATACAGGAGCAGGTAGTAATGGGATAGAGCTTCTTAGAGGATTCTTAACTAGGGATATTACTTTCTCAGCTACTAACGAATGGGGAGAGGCTAAAGATAGTATTAAGGACACTGTAGCTTCTCAGACAGGTATCGATACGGGAGCTTTAGGTAATGACAATGGTTGGGTTGAATCAGCTGTTAGAGGTCTTGGGGGTATGGCTAAGAGTTTCTTCGAGATGGTAGGGATGGATAAGACCGCTGAAAATATAGACAATGCAATGAGGGAGGAATTAAAAGCCCTTAGTTACAAGCTAGTCAATTATGCAGAAGCAGCCAAGACCTACCAAGGAACCGCTGTAAACTTCCCAAATACCTTATCCGTTTTAATAATTGCAGATAAGTACGGTAAAGATCCAAGAGCGGCTATTCATAATGTTCTCGGCGATTTCCTAGGTATTCCAGTAGCGAGTTTAACTAAAGAGATAGAAAATACTGCAGTTAAGAAGTTAGAAGTTAATGGAGCCTTAAAAGCAGACCCTTCATGGCCTTCCGGTGCTCAAGAATACTGGAACCTAAAGATGGAGGAGAGACAGTTAAGAGCTAGTTTAGAGCAGGCGAAGAGTAACTTAAAATACCTAGAAGATCCTACAAATATTCAACTCCAAAGAACACAGGCGGTACAAGGAGGGGATCCAGACCAAGATAACACTCAAGCTATCGCCAACGCTAAGAGATCTATTGAGGACTACACTAAAAAATTAAACGAAAACTTAAAGAAACAAAAAGATTCAAAGGTTAGTGCTGGAGATTTAAAGATTGTAGAGGCTAAGCTGAATGTAAAAGTTAAAGGTGAGAATACTGGAGACAATGTAACAACTGATGGAGTAGCGAATTCAATAGCGGGTAAAGTACTGGATTTAATAGGAACAACTAAGAACCTACTAACTCAAGGGAACTGGGAATTTATGGGCCCTCCAGGTGGTTACTTATATGATCCAGAGGCTACAAGAAATAACAAATCTCACCCCGGAACTATTACCTTATTTATCTCTAATCACATGGTCGTTCATAACCTCTTAGTTTCAAATGTGGATATCGATATTTCTCAGTTTGTTACAGTTGAAGGTTATCCTCTTTGGGTTAGAGCAGATATATCCTTTGTTCCAGCTTCACTATTTACTTCAAGAGATATAGCAAGATCATTAGGAGGTAGTGGTAGAATCTATGGACTTTGGGATGAATCTTTGGCTAATGCTGATGCTTCTAATAAAGGTGGAACTAAACAGTATATGTCAACCTTTAAAGCAGTGAGATTATGGGAAGCTGAGCCTAAGGTAAGAAGGGATGGGCATAATGAGAAAGATGAGAACCAGAGATTTGCCAACTTGGGGTTTGATCCTAAAGGTAAGAGAGATGGTGTGTTTTCAAAATGGTCAGAGAAGAAAAACCCAGACAACCAGAATTACCGAGTAGTGATAGTTAATGAGGAGAAGGAGAGAGTTAATAAAGAAATATCCAAAGCTGAAACTAAACTAAAGAATGATTCAAAAGGTTATAATATAGATTCAAGTCAAAACTCAGCAACCTTTAGAGCAGCGTTAGATAGAAGTTCAGATGTAGCTAAGAATGCTATGGAGGCTATCAACAGTGCACAACGTTCTAATCCAGGTTTCAAGAGTCTAAATCAAAATCAGATGAAAGGGTTTATGGATAAGTTTGAATTAAAGAGATCAGCATTAGAGGCTCCTTTATATAACTTCTTAGGTCAAAAACAAAACTAAATATATGGCAGAAGAGAAAAAAGATAAAGTAGAGTTCACCGCTGTAGATGTTAGTACTCCCTATGATGAAGAAATTAGAATGAAGTACTTAGAGGCTCAACTGGCAGATGCTACAAATAATGACACTAGATTGGTTGAGTTACAGCTTGAAATTACAGCCTTAAAACACTACCGGGATATTTATATAGAACTCTACAACGACAAACTGAAAAAATAATAAGATATGTATGTACCAGACGTCAACTCCTCGGGATTACTCACTAAAAGGGTCGGGGATTATATAGAGAATGATTTTGATGTATTTAACTCTAAGCTTCTAAAATTCATTCCCTTCCTGCCTTCTATGGGGACTTATCAAATAACAAAATACCCTTATAGATTAGACCTTATTTCCGATGAGATTTATGGTAGTCAGGAATACGCAGAAGCTTTACTATTATACAACAACAAATCAATTAGAGACTTACACTTAGGGAGTTATCTTAATATATTCAACAGAGACTCCTACGATAGACTTACACTGAATCTAAATAATATCTAATGGTATCACACACACGCTATCAAATAAGACTAGATGAGTTTTCTGAGGATCCTACTATGGAGTTTAGGTTAATGGAGATTTCTGAGGTTATGGGAGGAGAGTTGCCACAAGGAGTAATTACTATGCTTACCTCTTCTAAATCCCAATCTTCAAAATACCTAGGGAAAACTTTAGAAATGACAATCCAGACTCCATCATACAGGGGAAACTTTAAAGTCTTTATAACAAACGTACAACAGAACTCTACTATGGCTTTGTTTACTTTTCTTATAACTGACCCTTACTTTACAAATGAGATACAGTCTAGGCTTTTAGCGAATGATATGAACACTGCCATTAGTAGACTCTATCCGGGTAAGGTAACCAAGAAAGTAGAATCCTCAATAAACCAGATGGAGCTTAGACAGACTAGGGAGACGGATTACAATTGTTTAAAGAGACTTATGTTAGGGTATGGAAAAGATGTGTTATATGGATTCTCTATGGATGGGATGGTTATAACTACTTTTTCAGCTCAGCCCGCTAGCTACCCTCACTATAAGCCTTTTACAATTGATTTAGGGGTGAATGATTTGAGTGAGAATAAAATAAAGTATGAACAATTTGACCCACCTAGAACCTCCAAGAAAGCATTTAGGTATTTTAGGATAGTAGCGTATGATAAATCTATAAGTTACACAGCTAAAGACGGATCACCATTTGAAGAAAACATATCCGCTAATTATAAGAGTAGAATGGAACCAAAGCTGTCAATGAAGAGAACTTACGAGAATATTCCTCCTTACAAACTTGGAGATAAAATAAACCTAGCAGATCCAGAATCAAACCCAACCAATGCTACTGAATTCTTTGTTACTTCTAGAGGCTTTACGTTTGATTCATCTGGAGTATTTACAACTATGGCACTAAGCAAATACGATTGACAATGGGAAACTTAATATATTTAGGACGAGTAAGAGAACTAGTTAATAATAAAGACTATAAGAAAGATGAGTGGGTTGTTAAAGTAGATATACCTGAAATTAATGAGAACCTACTAGCCTTTCCTCTATACCATACTGATGCCCCTGTTGTAGATGATGAGGTTGTACTATTTAACATGAACCCTAATCTAGACAATGTATTCCTCTACTTGCCACTGAAGAAATTTAACGGTGAGAATCCTTTTAACGGCTTTAGATCTAATGGAACAAAAGTAGAGATTCACCCAGATGGAAAAGTATCAATAAGCAACGAGAAAGATAGTTTGTATGACGTTATAAAGTCTCTAATCCAAGCAGTAGTATCACTTAAGACCGTAGGAGGAGAGGTGCTTGATATTAGAACTAGGGTACTTTTAAATAATGCAGCAAGTAAGTTAGAACGATTAATGAGAGAGAGATAATTATGCGAACACCTTTTTTAGAATACGAAATACCTGATGTTGTTATAAAGCAATTCTCTAAGCCAGATATAAAAGACTTTGTGGCAATACCGACGACTGAGGATGTTACAAGGATGGCTACTCAAATCGTTACTGATGTTATGCAAAAGTCTGCTCAGAGTATAGGTTCAGTTTCTCCAGCCTCACAAGGATTCTTCTCACGTCAAAGGTCTTCTGTAATGAAAATGATTAAAGACTATAAGAACCAAATACAGGAGGCTAAAAGAAAGTATCAGACAGAGATGAAACAGACTGTGGCTTACATGAGAGATGCTGCTATTGTTCTTAACTACTATAAACAAATAAAGAATGCAGCTAGAGATGGAGTACAACTTGGAGACATCTTTTCACTAGTACCTTCAGTTGATGCAGAGAAGAGAGACCTTAGTGCGGCTTTAGAAGATGAAATAGGAAGCTACACTACAGATATGCAAAACGTAATGACAGCTACTTTCTCTAAGCAAATGCACAACGCTATACCCATGAAGGATCCTTATAATAAACTTCTAGAGGCAGCAAAGAATAGTTTTATAGCTGAGAATTATACATCAACTCAAGGCGCTCAATTGGGGGATCCTGACTATGGAAAACCTTACTTACCTAATGCTGATATAGTTAAGTATAGCGACATGAAGAGAAGGTTAGTAGCAGAGGTTAGGAGGTTAGAGGTAGTAGAGGATAATGTTAAAACCTCCACGAGAAACTTTACTTTAGGGAGAGAGGTATTGTCCAACATAAGAGATATAATGCTAGATGCTGGATACGATAATTTTAACCGAACTAAGTATGCTCAATTAACAACAGGGGGAGAGTTTCATACGCCAATGTGGGATAAGTTTGATTGGTTAGAGGCTACAAAACAACTAGGAGATTTAGAGGCAGACAATACTCCAGATGATGTTCAATACCAAGAGATGAGACAGCTAAGAACTAAGATTAACATGTACATTCAGACTTACACTTCAGCAGATAAACCAGAAGATGCAGGACTTAGAGATCAGGCAGAAGCTATTGGTGAAGCTATTAATGAAATGGGACCTAATATAGAGAAGAGAACTAAACTAGGAGAGGTTGCGGCTTATGTTAGAACAGCTACAGACTTGTCCGCTTCAGTAGGTACTCTATTAAAAGCAGATTCACCTTATCAAGAACACTTAGGAAATATAAAAGGGTACTTAAATACAGCAGCTAGAGGACTTGAAATAGCTAAGAACTTTGAAGGGAATGTAAACAAGATAAAAGAGGGAGTTAATGCCAGACTAAAGAACCCACTGATACTCTTAAATGATATGGTAAAACTAACTATGGAGATTGATAAGAGTATAGATGAGGATTTAGAGATTGAGATGGAGTATGTTCCTGGAATTACCGACAAGCTCTTCAATCAATTTAACGACTGGTTTGCTAAGAAGATGGATCAGTTAAAAGAATGGTTAGTTAATAAAATCACATCCCTAACTAATGCAGTAAAAGAGAAAATGGAGACAGCCTACCAAGCAATTCAAACCAGAGTAAAGGTAACAGCTATGTCCGCGATTCCTGGTACAGCCTTTGGTGGAGCTCAGATGTCACAAGCACTTAATACATAGAACAACACATGAAATACTTACAATCAGACGGCTCATTTGCACCAAGTAAGCTCAGTTATATTAGAGATGCAATGGAGGTAGAGCTTAAAATTAACAGCTGGTCAGTCCCTCTAGATAACGACTTTGGATTTAACAAGATAGTAGACGGATTAGACCTTTCTTCATCTAGGGAGTTTATTGGTCAGAGGATTATTAGGTTTATCGATATTTTCAATGAGCGTAATGGCTGTAACCTAAGTGTTGATGGAATAGATATGACTGAAAGTACAATAACAGTAACCTTAACAAACGGAGATAATATAGAGACACATGAGATCGATCGATGAATATAAAGCAAGTATCGGGAAGTTAGCATCGGATTTACAAATACAGGGAGACCACGTTACGATCCTTACTAATATGATAGCTTATGCCCTTTACACAAATGAATTAAACCTACTTAGATACACAAAAGAACAATCGCTTACAAACTCTAACTTCCTCTCCTCTAAGATACAACACGCAATGGATAGAATGTACTCAGTTTATAGAGGGAAGAATCCAGTTGTTGAGGTTAAATTCTATGCCACTAAAGCTAAAAATTACGAGATAGGAGATACTGTATACGAGAGTGGAGATTACTACCTATATGCAGCTGAAGATAAAGAGATTATAGAGGACTTAAACAACTTGACTACTCTTAAGGTGATGGTTGCTGGAGGTAGAAAGAAAGTAGAGGAGTTTTCAGGAGAGACTGGTTTTTACATAGAATTAGGACAGACAGGTTTATCAGAAGACATTAGAGTTAGAAGGGTGGATGCTTTGGCGAGTACTTACTATGATACAACAAGAGTCTTTAAGAACCACATAGACAGAAAGGACTCCAATATACTCTTTACACTCACTACACAGGATTATGGGGTTAGGATTTATAAGAGAGACCAGTTTAAGTCAGCAGAGAAATACGAAGTAGAGTCTTATCCTTTCTTTGACAACTTTAAACTCCTTGAATCAACTATCCTCAGCTCATCAACTTCAATTCAGATTAACGGTATGAGGTTTGAGTCTTGTAGATTAGTTGAACCTATTATACCTAAAGAAGTTGCCAGAGATATAGAGTACAATGCAAAAGCTCAAATATTCTCTAATGGGGTGATGAAGAGTAATACCGATATAGTAGACTTATTTAGAGCGACACTAGTAACTTCGGTAGCGGACGCCTCACATACTTGGAATGCAGCAAACAATAGACTCCACATTTATTACGTATTATCAGAAGGTGTAGGAGAAGTTTCAGGCGTAGAGATGGATAACTTTAAGACTGAGATAGATAGGAGTTATTACTTAGGAGAGATACCTTCAGCTTCACCGGCTATTGAACTTGTTGTACCTATACTAATTGATGTTAAGACTTACCTTTCAGTTGAGCATATTACAAAAGAATCGATTAGAGAAGTACTTAAGACCTATGAGAGAAAGATTGTAAAAGGAGTAAGACAAGATGATATACACTCTGCTCTTTCTAAACTTGAGGGTGTAAAATATGTAACCTTAACGATAGACCCTGCAATTAGAGCACAGATGGAACAATTGAATGACCTTACTTCTAATGCTGTACCTAAGTTTGTAAGATTTAACCCTAATATTAACGTAGAACAAGATGCTTTTACCACTAGATAATGAACTGTTAAACTATAAGCTCTACCAAGATTTTTTGAAGTTATATGGAGGATTTACTAAAGAAGGGGAGTCACTATTATTATCCCTAAGTAAGCTACCTATAGATAAGAGCTTTGAGGTTCCTGCTGTACAAAAGTTAATGGAGTGTTTAGATCTTTTGGGAGAATACGACAAACCAACAACTAACTATATACTGGCAGACTTCTTAGCTTCAAAAGGGACATATAGAGTTAAAGAGATTATAGAGAAGTATTTACACATTGAATTTACTGAGCCTGATGGATTTGAATATAGTCCTGAGCAGTTGAAACTAAAGGCTCACTTCAAGGTAACCTACAAAGGAACAAACCT